GCACTCAGCACTGGTGGCTCACCCGGCCAAAGTTCATGCCTATATCGAGGGCCTCGCCGCGTCCGCGGCCAGCATGCTGGTGATGGCCGCCGATCACATCGTTATCGCCAGCGCTGGCTTTGTGATGATTCACAATCCGTGGACTTGGAGTGTCGGGGACGCGGCCCAGCTACGCGGGGACGCCGACCTCCTCGACAAGATCAGCGGGCAACTGATCGACATTTACAGCAAGCGAAGCGGCCAGCCCGCAGACACGATCCGCGAGGCGATGGACGCCGAGACGTGGTACACGGCAGACGAGGCGGGGGAAGCAGGCATGGCCGACTTTGTCGCCGAGGCACCGCAGGTACTCGCTTCGATCGGACGCCCCGACAAGTTCCACAACGCACCTTCCAGCGTCGCCGCCCGCATGGTCACCCGTGCGGCCGCGATGGCTGCATCCAACCCACCGGAGAAAGACATGAGCGACCAGACCGAATCGACGACCACCGACGAAACCACCACAACCGACGCTCCCGAGACGCCGGAGCCGGAGACCACTGAGACCCCGGACAAGCCTGGCGACGAGGCGAAACCAGAGCCGGCGGAGGACACCACCGCCCAGGACCGCGTGGCCGAGGGCAAGCGATTCATCGACGCGTTCGGCGAGGACCGGGGGGCTAAGTACTTCGCCAAGGGCCTGTCTTTCGCCGACGCGCAGACCGCATACGTCGCCGACCTCAAGGCCGAGAACAGCGACCTGCAGGCCCGCCTCGACGCCGTATCGCGGGGCGAGGACGAGGCCGTGCCGTTCCAGGCCGCCGACGAGAACAACCCCAAGGCAGCGATCGCCAAGGCCCTCGACGGCAAGGCTATACGCGGTGTCGCATCCCTTGCCGCCCGCTTCGCAGCGTCCAAGTCCTAACCCCCAACACCACCAGACACCAACACCCACCGGGAGAAACGAAAGATGCCAGCAACCTACAAGACCACCAGTGATGTCCTCCAGTTCGGCGACGCGATGGACGCCGACCTCGCGAGCAATGTGCTCGACGATGCTCCGCTGATCGCAAGTCTGCCGGCCCGCGATGTGGCGGGAAGCGTGTATCGCTACCGCCGCAAGATCGCTAACCCCGAGGTCGGTTTCCGAAGCGAGAACGACGGGCGCGAGAACTCGACCGGCGAGTACCTGCCGGTCGTTGCACCGCTGGCCATCCTCGACGCCAGCTTTGCGTTGGACGTGGCCGTCGCGTCGGCTGATGAGCGAGGCACCGACGCCTCGCTCGCCGAAGAAGGTGTCGACCACCTCCGCGCTGCCATGTTCGACGCGGAGCAACAGCTGCTTTACGGGTCGGACGTGCTCGGCTTCGAGGGCCTGGCCGACCTGCTTCCCTACCTGGACTCCGACATGGTGATCGGGGCCGGGGGCACGGCCGCCAACACCGGCTCGTCCGTGTTTGCCTTGGTTGAAGGGCCGAGCGACACGCAAGTGCTCTGGGGCGAGGGCGGCGTCGTGGATATCGGCGAGCCCACCATCCAGCGCGTCGCCGGTGCCACCGGTCACTACCCTGCACACTTCGTGCCCATCTCGGCATGGTGCGGGCTCAAGGTCGGCAGCACCTACTCCGCCGCTCGCCTCTGCAACTTGACGGAGCAATCCAACAAGGGCCTCACCGACGCACTTCTCGGCAAGCTCTACTCGCTGTTCCCCGTCAGCCGCAAGCCGACCAAGTTTGTGATGTCGGGCCGGAGCCAAGAACAACTGCGTGCAGCGCGTACAGCCACCAACCCCACCGGCGCGGAGGCCCCGCTGCCGACCGAGGTGTTTGGCGTGCCGATCATCGTCACGGACGCGGTGTCGAACACCGAAGCCATCGTCGCCGCCGAGCCCGTCGGCACCTAACCGGCTCTTCTCTGCGCCCCGCCCGATCAGGCATGGCGGGAGGGGTCTTCCGTTTCCATCTCCCCCTCGCCGGTTTCCTCGCCGGCGGGGGGTTTCAAGATCAGAGCGAGTACGACCATGACTGATATCGGTGAAGCAATCCAAGGTGCGATCAACACCGCCCGCGACGTGGCCGGCGTGCAGGTCCAGTACCTGCAGCGTGGTGACAGCAGCGAGCCCTTCGCACTCACCGCCATCATCGGGTCGAGCAAGTTTGAACGGCACACGGCTGATGGCGTTGTCGTCATGAGCCCCGTCCGCGACTTCCTCGTCGACGCTTCTGCCCTGGTCGAAGACCCCGACACCGACGAGCCCGAACTGATCGACCCCGAGCCCGGCGACCGTATCGCCCACGTCGAGCGTGGCGTGCGCTACATCTACGAGGTCATGCCGTTGGGCGGCTCCGGCGAAGCCGAGCACCTCGACGCAACGACCAACCAGTGGCGCATCCATACCCGTTTGACCAAACGCATTCCCGCCGGGGACCCCTGGCCGTAATCCATCATGTCCAGCCCCGCCGTCCAACTCGCCGACGCCATCGCCGATGACCTCCACGAGGTCATGGGTGACCTGTGGGGTGATGCAAGTTGGCAGGTCGAGCGTGCGTACCGGCCGGTGCTTGACCTCGAAGACCTCGACGACTTGCGGATCATTGTCGTGCCCGCCGCCACCGAACAGCAACGCATCGACCGCGAAAGCCATGAGCGGCGGGTTGCGGTGCTGGTGAGTGTGCAGACGCGATGCGGACCCGAGCAGACCGACAAGCTGGACGACCTCGCGGGGCTGGTCCACGACATCGGTGACCACCTCACCGATCGCCGGTTCGACGATCTACACGCCGCGCGATTTGACGGCATCGAGTCGGACCCCCTCTTCCACCCCGACCTGCTGGAGACGCGGCGGGTGTTCCTTGCGCCGTCGCTGGTGCGATACCGAATCCTCAACTGACACCGGGAGAAACCATCATGAAGAAACTCAGCCTCGACGCAGTCCTCCACTACCAGCTCAACCTCCTCACCGACGCCACCTACGGCTCCGCCACGTGGCTGGTTGGCAAGTGCAAGAATGTGTCCACCTCGGTCGAGACGGCCGAGGCAGACGTGACTGAGCGGGGGTCCGAGTGGGAGGAAATTCTGGAGGGCATCAAGCGGGCCTCGATCGAGATCGAAGTCGTCCACGACCCTGAGAACCCTTTCTACGTCGCCCTCCGCAACGCATGGAAGGGCCGCAGCGGCATCGCCCTGGCCATCATGGATGGCCCGGTCGCGTCGCCTCCGGTCGAGGGCCTGGCCGGCAACTTCTCGGTGTTGAACTTCCAACGGAACGAGCAGCTGGAGGAGGCCGTCATGGGCTCGTTCACGCTCAAGCCCCGTTCGTTCTGCGACTACTGGACGCTCGCATCTTGATCGGGGGTGATTGATGAAGACCTTCACCGACACCGCCAACCACGAATGGACCGTGAGCGTGAACGTCGCCGCCCTCAAGCGCGTACGCGACTTGTGCGGCGTCGATCTGATGGAACTGCCGAGCTTCGACCAGGACGACCCCACCGGCTCCCTGCTGCACCGCCTGGGCAGCGATCCGGTCCTGCTCGTGGACGTGCTCTACGCCGTCATCAAGCCGCAGGCCGACGAACGCGGCGTATCTGATGAACAGTTTGCCGAGGCTCTTGGCGGGGACGCCTTGGCAGACGCGACCGATGCACTCATCAGTGAGTGCGTCGGTTTTTTCCGAGGGGGCGTCCGGGACGCCCTGACCAAGGTGATGGAGAAGGCGAAGAAAGCCGACGCGATCTTGATGGAGCAGCTGGCGAAGGCGGTGGCGGACCCGGCCCTGGACGCGGCGATCGACGAGGCGGTACGGCAGGCTGGGAGTGCGTCTGGCGATGCGCCGGCATCATCGGAATCGACCCCGGCCCCCTGACGCTCCGGGAGTTGGTCGAGATGACCACCGCTCGCATCGACGATTCCGAGAGGCGTGAGTGGAACCGCATGAGCCACCTGCTGGCGATGGTCGCCGCGGTGGGCGGCAGCAAACGCCCGAAGCCCAGCGACTTCAACCCGTACGGGCAACCGGTCGAGGCGACGGGTGAGAAGGAACACGTCAGCGTGCTCAAGGACTTGTTCGGAGGTGGACGACAGAGCGATGGCTAGCACCCTTGGCACAGTCCGGTTCTCGCAATTCTTCACCGACCGGTCTGGGAAGGTGCTCCAGGCGATCGATCGCGCGAAACGCAAGACCTACTCCAAAGCAGGAGCGTATGTACGTCAGGCCGCCCGCTCATCTATCCGCCCCGGCAAGGGTCCCTCGGCCCCCGGCAAGCCGCCCAAGTCTCACGACGGCACGCTCCGTCGCGGCATCCTGTTCGGCTACGACCGCGGGCGTGACGAGGTGATCGTCGGGCCGCGGTTGGACCTTGCCAAGCGATCCATCAACAACGGGCAGACGGTGCCGGAGGTGATCGAGTTCGGTGGGAAGGTGAAGGACCGCGAGACGGGCGAGCAACTTAGCTACCGAGCCAGACCCTTCATGGGGCCGGCGCTTGAACGCGAAGCTCCGAACTTCGCCGAGTTGTGGTCCAACACGGTGAGGGAGGGCTGAGCGATGGCAGTCAGTGCAGTACGAGCCGGATCTGCATATGTCTCGCTGTTCTTGAAGAACAACGTACCGAAGGGATTGAAGAAGGCGCAACGTCAGATTCGTTCGTTCGGTGCAGGCCTCGCCCGCCTCGGCGGTGCAATCACGGCCCCGGCCACCCTCGCTGCAGGGCCGGTGGGGTTGGCGATCAAGACGTACAGCGACTTCGAAAGCCAGATGGCCGAGGTCGAAACGATGCTCGGCAACAACGCCAGCATGATGGACACGTTCCGGGCCGGCATCCGGCGTATGGCAGTGGAGCAGGGTGAGTCGACGGCTTCGCTGGCCCGCGGGCTCTATGACATTCTGAGTGCTTCGGTACCCGCCGCCCAGGCGATGGACGTGCTCGCCGTGTCAAGCCGCGCGGCCAAGGCGGGCCTGGCCGATACCGGCGTTGCAGCCGACGCGATCACGACCATCCTCAACAGCTACGGACTGGAAGCGTCGCGCGCGGGCGACGTGAGCGATTGGTTGTTCTCCATCGTTCGATCGGGCAAGACCACCTTCTCCGACCTGGCCCCCGTGATCGGCAACGTCGCAACCACGGCCGCCGCCGCGGGTGTCCCGCTCGATGAACTCGGCGCGATGGTGGCCAATCTCACCCGCAACGGTATCCGTACAGAAGAGGCGATGACGGCAACGAACGCGGTCATCAGTTCGTTCCTCAAGCCCTCTGCCGAGGCTGCTGGCGTGGCCCGCTCGTTGGGCTTTGAGATGAGCGCCGCAACGCTGGAGAGCGAAGGGCTGGCGGGTGTCTTCGAACGGCTGCAGGGCATGGACCCAGACGCCCTCGCGGCACTGTTCCCGAAC